GGCTGCATCTGAACTTGCGACAAATGTCAATATGTATTGGAAAAGAGCAGAAAACCATCAAACGATGAATGTTAAAAATATGATTGCAGAAGCGGAAAGACTGCTTAATCTTGTTCCAAAAGCGAGCGTAGTATGGCAAACGATATAAAAGATTTGGAAAATTTTTTAGAAAGCTTACCTGCAAAATTGCAGGAAGCTACTGAGATAACACTGCAAAAGTCAGCATTAGAGATTGAAGCAAGATTAAAGAAACAGTTTCAGACTGAAGGTGAAGCATACGGCGAAGAGTGGCAACCTGTCAAAGAGAGTTATCTAAGATGGAAAAAGAGAAGAGGATATTCAGAGAAGACATTACACAGAACTACTACTTTAAGCCAATCATTTTCAAGCGTAGTAATGCCGTTTGAAGCAAGGATTGGAACTGAGGTTGAATATGCAATCTTTCATGAGCTTGGAACAAGTAAAATGCCAGCAAGACCATTTGCAAAACCAGTAGCTGACAAATTCCAAGAACAAAGAGTGGCTGAGAAATTCTTTATATCAGCTTTAGATATGGTGTTTAGAAATGTTTAATGCACTGGAAAATCAGATTTTAGAAGCTTTGGAACAAAATGGGATAAAAGCTCAGGCTTGGAGTGGTAAGCCAGAGGAACTATTTGACAAGCCAAGATATATGCCATCTGTCAAAATCATTATTGAAAATGCAAGCTTTGAACCAATTTCTCAATATAGCTTTTTTGTAGATTACAGCTTTAGTGTGATTTTATTCTTCAAATCTCTAAGAGAAGAAGGACAGGGAGCATATCCACTGATTACAAACATTATTAACACACTTGTCAAACAAACACAATATAACGCAATGCCAACCAAGATTGAGCTTTTAGCCCATGAGAGCGGGGACTTTGTATATAGAATTAGCTTTAAAGCTAACGGTAGATATGTAGTTCCACAACAAGAAGAACCTTTAACAACATTAATTAATATGGAGGAAATGTAATGAAATTTAAAGTCAAAACAAGCTATCCAACGATTGTTTTTATCAACGGAATTGATTACGCACTTTATCCAGACCAAGAGATTGACCTACCAGACAACGACCATGAACACATTCAAACATTAATAGCTTTAAATTACTTAGAGCCAATTCAAGAAGCTAAGAAATCCAAAAAGGAGGTAAGCAATAATGCCAGCTAATTACTTACACGGTGTAGAAACAATTGAAATTTTGCAGGGACCGGTTCCAGTCAGAGAAGTAAAATCTGCCGTTGTGTTTTTGATAGGAACAGCACCAGTTCATTTAACGGTTCCAAACGGAGTATCTGCTACTGATTGGTATAATCAAGTTGTTAATCAGCCAATCTTAGTTTTAAGTAGAGATGATGCAGTTAAATACTTTGGAAATCCTACACCTAACTATACAATCCCTTATGCACTTGATGCCATTTTTGACCACGGCGGGACTACTTGCATAGTTGTTAACGTATTTGACCCAAGAACACACGCAACAAACGGCACACCAGACCCAACACAAGTTCAAGCAAGCGACATTATAGGCGGAATTGATGCAACTACAGGGCAAAGAAAAGGATTAGAGATAATAGATGAGCTATATTCAAGATTTGGATTTACAGCCAAGTTAATACTTGCACCTGTATATTGTGAATCTCCAAGCGTTGCAACTGCGATGATTTCAAAAGCAGAAACAAAAAGAGCATTAGCGTTAATAGATGCACCTGTTGGAATGACAGTCCAACAAGTAATAAATGCAAGAGGAGCAGGCGGACAATTAAATACATCTTCTTACAGAGCTGTTATCTGTTATCCACATGTAAAAATCTATGATACAGCTACAAATAGCGAAAGATTAGAGCCACTATCTCAGAGATTAGCGGGTGTAATTGCAAGAACAGACCATGAAGAAGGCTATTGGTTTTCACCTTCAAACCACGAGATACTCGGCATTACAGGAATAGAAAGACCAATTACAGCATCAATTAACGATGCAAACACTGAAGCTAATATCTTAAATGAAAATGGAATATTAACTGTTTTCAATTCATTTGGAACAGGCTACAGAGTATGGGGCAACAGAACAGCAGCATGGCCAACTTACACAGACCCGAAAAATTTCATTAATGTGAGAAGAACAGCTGACATAATAGCTGAAAGTATAGAATATGCAACATTGCAGTTTTTAGACAAACCAATCACAGTAGCAATTGACGGCGTTTTATCTATGGTAAACGCATTCATTAGAACAATGATAGGCAGAGGTGCATTAGTAGATGGTAAATGTTATTTCTTAAAAGACAAAAACCCATCAGACCAATTAGCACTTGGACATCTTACATTTACATACGAAATGATGCCACCAACACCAGCAGAACGCATTACATTTGAGCAAGTTATAAACATAGAACTTTTAAAGAAATTATCAGGATAAGGAGGTAAATAGCAATGGCAATAAACGTATCTAAGGTTTTTAATGCGAGAGTGTATATAGACGGAACAGACTTTATAGCAAAAGCTGAAGAGGTAGAACTTCCAAAAGTAAAATTCAAGTTTGCAGATAGTAAAGGATTAGGACTTTATGGAGAGTTTGAACTTCCATCTGGCTTAGACAAATTAGAAGCTAAAATCAAGTTTAACAGCATGTATCCAGAATTTTTAAAGCTTGCATCAGACCCAACTAAAACAAGAACCGTGATAGTTAGAGCATCAAACCAGTATTGGACTAACACAGGAGTAATGGCAGAAAAACCTATCAAAGCTGAAATGAAAGGCTTTTTTAAAGAATTTGACAGCGGAAAATTTAAAAAGGCAGATAATACAGAGGCAGAAGCTACTTTATCAGTAATTTATTACAAGTTAGAAGTTGACAATCAAGAAATCGTAGAAGTTGACGTAATTAACAACATTTATAAAGTAAATGGCGTTGATAAATTACAAGCTTATAAAGCTAATATCGGGGGTTAATAGATGAAAGAGATAACACTACCTTCTGGAAAAATTGCAGTTATTAAAGACGGGAAAGGTAAAGACTTATTTTGGGCGCAAAAGATGGCAAATGATGCATCTGAGATTATGAAGATGCTAATGATTAGATTGGTAGAAATAGACGGAAAAGCTATCACTGAAGATGATTTAGATGAGATGGATATAGCAGATGTATTAATGTTAACAGGTGAGTTTGGGAAGATATTCAGCCCCCTGTTAGCAGTGCAACAATAATTGCGATGGTCAAGCATGGCTTTAGCTATGCTGACCTAAAAGAGATGGATATTGATGAGATATCTTTTTGGGCTAAAGAGCTTGATGAATATTACAATCAAATCAATGACGAGTTAGACGATGCAATATAACGTTGAGATAGTATTAAAGCTATTTGACCAGTTTTCAAGAGCATTATCACAGCCAATAGAGCAAGTCAAAAATCTTGAAAATCAGCTAAAACAAGTTCAAGAAACTACTGCAAATTTGCAGTCTCCATTCCAAAAATTACAGAAAGTCATTAAAGAAACTTTTAACACAGAGCATATTAAAAATTTCTCAGATAAGCTTGATAATTTCTCTTCAGAGATAGCAAAAGCTACTGCCGTTCCACTTGCTGGCATTGGCGGTTCTCTTTGGGCTTTTGCTGATATAGACCAAGCAAGAGCAAATCTTGAAGTTGCTTTTATGTTAAACAAAAACGCAGCAACACCAGAAGAATTAAAAGAAAATGAAAAATATTTAAAAGAGATTGTTAAACAAACAACAGAACTTGGAAATCTATATCCGGGAAGCACCAAAGACTACTACGAAATGGCAACTGCTTTGAAGGCTGTCGGTCTGGCAGCTGAAACAATAGCAAACGGAGCCTTGAAAGCAGCTGCCAATCTGTGGGTTTTAGTAAAAGATAGCGAGCATATAAGCACAGAACAAGCAGCAGAATATATAGCAAAGTTTAAAGAAGCTTATAACATCGCAGATAAAGATTTTGGACAATTTGTTGATAGACTACAAAAAGTTAAATTTGCAACGGGTTTAAGACTTGATGAAATAGCTTATGCATCTGAATATTTAGCACCAACTTTAAATATACTAAATCTTAAAGGAATGCAGGCTTTTAACACAATCAGCACACTATTGGGTGCTTTAAGAAAAATGGGAATAGAAGGCAGTGTCGCAGGAACATCTGTCAAAGATGCATTAGAACATATAGCTAAATTAGATGATCATGTTAAAACACTGCAGAAAAAAGGCATTAATTTTGAAATATCTTCAAAAGATTTCTTTAAAGACGGGCAATTTCAATTAGAAAAATTCTTTGCTGTATTAAGAGATAAACTTTCTCAAGTTCAAGATGTTAATCAGAGAATGATGATATTATCAGAGCTGTTTGGACAAGAAGGGTTAAAAGGTGTTGCTGTCCTTGTCAATGGAACTAAAGAGCAAGCATTGGAATATATAGATACATTGAAGAGAATGAACAAAATTACAGAAGAAGAATATCAGAATATGAAAGAACAGATTAATAAAGGTGGCTTTACAGGACTTGAGAAAGTAGCAAATGAAATACAAAAACAAGCCAGCGTAAATGAAAGAACGGCTAAACTGATAAGCACATTCAAAAACACATTTGAAGCACTACAAGGAACATTTATAAACCTTTCAGCTGCAATTGGCTCTTTATTTGCACCAACACTTATAAAAGTATTTACAACAATAAATGATTACTTATCAAAAATGCAAGATTGGATAGAAGCTCATAAATCACTTGCAACAGCTATAGCACTGACAGCTGGCGGTATTTTAGGCTCTTTGGCTATGCTTGGTATTATAGCAAAGATTGGAAGCATATTTTTATCACTAACAGTTGCAGGCTTTCAAGTAATAAAAATGTTTAGCACACTTGCATTTGTAATTGTAAGAATGATAGTTCCAGCTTTAAATCTTTTGAGAATAGCATTTTTAACTAATCCTGTCGGGCTTTTGATTACAGCTATAACAGGAGCTATTGTCGCAGGATATTTATTATGGAAGAATTGGGATAAAGTTGTGAATTGGTTTAAAACACAATTTCCAACAGCTTTTAAAGTTGTTTCTACAGTTATTAACAAAATCATAGAAGTTGTTAAATCAATATCAAATCTAAATCTAATCGATGCAGGTAAGAAAATACTAACCACACTTGCAGATGGCATTAAGTCAGTAGCTAACAAACCAATTGAAATAATGAAAAATATCGTTCAGAAGATAAGAAATCTATTACCTTTTTCACCAGCCAAAGAAGGACCTTTAAAAGATTTACACAGAATTAAGCTTATAGAAACAATAGCAGATGCAATAAGACCAAGTCCATTAATTGAAAAGATGAATAAAGCTATATCGTTAGCAGTATTAACTCCAACAAGAGCATCAGCAGTAGCTCCATCAAGTATTTCAGTTTATATCGGAAATATCACAATCTCAGCAAATTCAAAATCAGATATAGCACCTTCGATAGCATCTGAATTAGAGAAAGAGATAAGAAAAGTATTAGAAAAGATTAATAGAGATAGTGAGAGAAGAAAGTATTAAGAAATAATGAATAGCTTTAAAACAATCTGCAAATTTTGCAGGTTTTGATATTTTAGACAATATCAAAAATCATGCCAATCTGAAATTTTGCAGGGTGTTGCATTTTTTGATACAAAAATTTTTTGCACAAAAAATGTGTATTGCAACACCTTTTCAAAGCTTAATTGATAACGGTTTGCAGATAGGGGGGGGTGTTGCATTTTTTGAAA